ATCCACATCCCGCGACGTGACGCGGTTTCTCACGCGGCGGCTCGAGGACGACCTGGTAACGCTGGGGTCTGATCGCCGGGAGATGTCCTTCCGCACCACGCGCGGGGTCTGGCAGGAGGCGTCCGAACGGATCGCTCGCGCCAACAACGTCCCCGACGCGCTCATGGGTGCCGTCCGGGCCCCGCCGCTCACGCTGCTGGGCGCCTTCGAAGCGTTGGGTACCGACCGGGACTGGCGGACGCTCATGCGGGGCCACACCCGGGCGACGGCCGAAGAGGTGCAGCGAGTGATTGCGGAAGGCATCACCGAGGGCAGGGGGAGCCCGGAAGTCGCCCGCCAGCTACGCCAGTACGTCCAGGGCAGCGAGCCGTTGCGCGAGTTTGTGGGCGAAGGCGGCAAGATCGACCTTCGGAAGGTGCCGGCGGAACTGCGGGGCAGCGCGCGACAGATGGCGTTCAACGCCGACCGGCTGGCCATCACCGAAATCCACGCAGCACGCCATGAGGCCGAGGTCCAGCACCAGATCGGCGACCCGTTCGTGCGGGCGAACCAGTGGCGGCTTTCCCCCAACCGGGGCAGCGCCCGTGTGCCGGACGGATGCGATTTTCTCGCCAACGCCGACTACTACGGGCTCGGACGCGGCATCTATCCGGTCTACGCCACGCCGACCATGGTCCACCCGTTCGACCGGTGCGAGATCATCCCCGTGCCGCGCGACCTGGCCGAGATCGACAAGGCGAAACCGGCGCCGGGCCGCAGGCGCAGTCCCACAAGCCAGACCGTCCCCGGCTCAAACACGTTGACTCGCAAAGGGCTCCAGCGGGCCCGCGAAGATGCCACCAAGGCCATCGTTGTCGGTGAGAGCGCCATCCGATCGCGGCTGCGACAGGGGCGCACCGCGTGACGCCGGACAGCGAGCCTCGTGTTGTCGGCCGCTGCACGCGGTGTAGCGAGCTCATCACCGAGTGGGTGCGCGTCACGCCGACCGGCGCCGGCCTGTCCTTCGACGCCACTACGGTCCGCCGTTGCGGGTGTGGAGAGTGGGTTCCGGCCGAGGTCGGCCCTTGCAAAATGCAAGATGGGGATTTGCAGGGTACTTGCCCCGACGACGAGGGGCGTGTAACATAAGAGCGTAGGAGCGCCGCGCCCAGAGCGCGGCCACAACTTAATTTGCGGGGGAGAGGCCCGCCGCTCCGGAGCTGTTCCGGTCGGCGGGCTTTTGTGTTGTCCCGCCGCCACCGCGCGGCGCAGAGCGCGAGAGGTTGCCACCGAACCCAGAGGTGAGAATGGCAGATGAAGGCGAGCGCCCCACCGTCACGATTGACGTGGACGGCGAGGACCGGGAAGTGGAGCTACCGGACGGCTTCCTTACCGAGGATCAAGTCCGAGAGAAGTGGACGCCGAAGTCGGTGGCCACACAGGAGCGAGAGCGCGCCGAACGAGAAGCGGCGAAGAAAGCCAGGAAGGAAGCGTCGAAGGAGTTTTTCAGCTCCGATGACGCGCTGGAACGCTTCATCGAGGTGCGCGGCGAGGACGAGATCAAGGAGCTGCTCGGCATTGACGCCCAGTCGGGCAACGGCGCCCCTACGGACGCCGACCTTGACCGGATTCGCAAGAAGGTTCATGAGCAGGAGGTCGCACCCCTAGAGGAGCAAAACGAAGCTCTGGAGACTCGGGCCACGAAGGCCGAGACCCGGGCACTCAAGGGGAGCTGGAGCGATGCGATCCGCGCCGCCGGGGTCGACAAGGAAGGCGGCACGGACGAGCTGGTCGAGCTCTGGCTGAAAGAGCGGACCTCCTACGACCCCGACCATGGACCCGTGGCGCTGGGCGAAGACGGAAAGCCCGACTTCGTGCTGGAAGAAGGCGGGAAACACCGGCCCAAGACGCCTACCGACCTGCTCCTGGAGATCAAGAAATCGGGCGAGCGGCCCAGTTGGTTTGAGGGCAGCACTCGGCCCGGTGTGGGCGCGAAGGCGGGCAGCGGCGGCGGCCGCGCGTCCGACAAGAAATTCGCGGACATGAGCAAGGACGAGAAGATCAAGTGGCGTGCCGAGCACACACTTGACGAGTTCTACGAGAAGTTGGGCAACGAACGGGCGGCCGCAAAGGGCTGACCCCGCCGTGGGCCACAGTGCGCCTTGCTCGCAACCTCAAGGAGAAACAGCCTAAATGGCAACCTCACTAGCGAGCGACTTCAAGGTCTACGAGGAAGAGTTCCAGGGCTCTTTCGTAGAGACCGTGATGCAGAACATCGACGCCTTCAACGCGGCGGCGGCTGGCGCGCTGATGCTCGACGAGCGGCCCCTACTCGGGAACTACGAGAAGGAGGCGTTCTGGGACGAGATCATCAACGCCAACTCGGCGTTGACCCGCCGGGACATCACCTCCACGAGCTCCGTCACCGCGGTCAAGCTGACGCAGGACGAGTTCATCGGCGTCAAGCTGAACCGCCGGAACGGGCCCTACCAGATCGCGGTGGATGCGGTCCGTAAGGCCATCGACGCAGCGGCGAGCCCGGAGATGGCAGGCCGGGAGTTCAGCAATGTCATCGGACAGCAGACAGCGGCTGAGATGCCGCGGGAGATGCTGGACCGGGCACTGGCCGCACTGGAAGCCAAGCTGGACAGCGTGGCGGCGCTGGAAGAGGACGACACGGCGGCCGTCATCACCACCGAGGGGCTGGTGGACGCGCTCTCGAAGTTCGGGGACGCGGCGCAGAATATCAGGCTTTGGGTGATGCACTCGAAGGTCTACTACAACCTGCTGAAGGACCAGGTGTCCGATGCGGTGTACCGGGCTGACGGTGTGGAGATCATGGAGGGCGTGCCGGCCACGCTCGGCCGCCCCGTGCTCATCACGGACAGCGCCAGCCTGAAGGCGAGCAACGGTGTCTCCACCGGTGTGGACGCCTACAGCACGCTGGGCCTTGTGCCCGGCGCGGCACAGCTCACGTTCAGTGAGCCGCCCTTCGCGTGGCTCACCGATCCGCAGACGGGTAGCGAGAACATCTACCTGGAGTGGCAGGGCGAGTACGCCTTCAACCTCAAGCTGCGGGGCTGCCAGTGGGACACCGGCAACGGGGGGTCCAACCCGACGAACGCGGCCGTGGCGACGGCGACCAACTGGGACACCGTGGTGGCTGACAACAAGTTGCTTCCGGGCGTCATTCTCAAGACCCGGTAGTAGCGGACAACCGCAACTGACGTGACGAATGCGGGCGGTGTGGCCTGAGCGCCCGCCGCCCGCTTCGCGCACACAACAACGAGGGGTAGACTATGGCCGACCGGACCCTCATCTGGTTTCACCAGCACCGCCTGAATGAAGCCATCGCCCTGCGGGACCAAACCCCGGGCGCGATGCTTCGCAACATCCGCGGGTGGGAGGGGCGTGTGGAGGAGTCCGCCGCTCGGGTGATCGTGGAATCCGACGCCACCGAGATCGCCGCCGCCTATGAACGGGACGGCGCGGAGGTGGAATACATTGGCGATCCGCCCACTGCCGACGAGCCGGCCCCAGGGCCCGAAGAGGGTGTGGCCGAGCCGGAAGGCGAAGGGCTGCCGGACGGCTACCACGTCGAACAGAGTGGGTCGTGGTACAAGCTCATCGGGCCGGATGGCGAACAGGTCGGCAACGCGAAGCGAAGCCGGGATGAGGCCGTCGCCCAGGTCGGTGACTGATGGGAACTCCCTTCGTTCACACGCTACTCCCGTTCGACACCTACGAATCGGACAGCGCAGGCGACATCGAAGGGACGGGCGTGCAGACCATCGGGCGCACCGATTGGGACTTCACGCTCGAGGTTGCTGAGGTCACCAGCGTGACGGTCGTGCTCCAGGCCGCCGCCGTGGACGATGATGACGAGTATGCCACGGTCGACACGTTCGAGGACGGCGCCATCACCTCAACGGGCTCCTATACGCTCACCGCCCCGACTGATTTCACGGTGCAGCCGTTCCATGAGTGGATACGCGCCAAGGTCACGGCGCAGACGGGGGACGCGACGATCATGGCCAAAGGGTCGGCCGCGTTCATCGATCCTACGGACTTCGAAGATACGCTCATGCTCACGAAGGCCGTCCGTGAATGGGACGATGGTTTGGATCGGACGGTTGAGCGCGCCGAACGGGACGTGCGCGCGCTGCTACTCTCGTACGCCGGCGACGAAGCCGAGGCCGGGCGGTTGGCGGTTCACGGCACCGCGCAGGCCGCATACGACGAGATCCGCGACATGGTGGCGGAGCAGACCGACTGGCTCTATCGGAAGCACCAGTTGTTCCAGGGGCGTGACACCCGGGCCGAGGCGCTGAGTATGGACGACCTTGCGCCGGGCCTCATGTCCCGTGCCCGCAAGCTCCAGCCGAAGGCTCATGCCTACTGGAGAGGTCGCTGATGCCGGCGATTTCCGTGCGGGTCCGCGATACACAGGCCCGACGCCGGCTGTCCGGCGCATCCCGGCGCGCACGCGACTACCGCCCCGTGTGGGGTGACCTGAACGCCAACGTGGTGCAGCCGGCCATGCAGGCGCGGTTTGCATCCGGGGGCGCCCGATACGGGGGCGCCTGGGCGCCGCTTTCGCCCGCTGGCGTCCGTTCTCGGCTCCGCAGGGGCGGCAACCGGGGCGGCGTCTCACGGCCGCTGTGGGACACGGGGCGGCTTCGGGCCGCATGGGTCAAGCGGGGGCCGGAGTCGGTCGTCCGCATTGACCGGTTGGAGTTCGAGCGCGGTGTGGTTGTGCCATACGCCGTCCACCACCAGGAGGGCGCGGGTCGATTGCCGAAACGGAAACTGGTCACGTCCAAGCTGGCCGAACACGTCGGCAGTGAGGCGGCCAACCGCATCGGTCCCTACGTGGTGGGGGACTGATGGCGGCGCGTGAGGCGGTCTATCTGACGGCGGACGCATTGGATACGAGCCTCCAGACAAAGCTGGGCGCGCTCAGTACCGAGTCCGGAGAGAACGTGCCGCAGATTGCCGACATCCGCGACGTGTTCAGCAGCGATGAACTGGATGGCCCGGACTGGCCGCAGGTGCAGGTGGTATGGGACGTGACGGGCGGAGACTTCGAGTTGGAGCGGTTCGAGAAGTACGACGTGGGCGTTCCGTTGACCGTCCGGCTGGTCACGATGGAACCGGATACGGGCGCCGGTCGCGCCACGCTGGCCTACGGGTTCCGGGGCATCATGCAGGTGCTCCACGACATCACCCAGCAGTCGCGGAACGGCGTGCGGCTCATTCAGTACGTCCCTCGCGGCGCACCACAGGTCGGGCTGGACGTCGACGACCGGCTGACGCTGGAAATCCCGCTCACGGCACGCATGAGGGACACACAGCCATGACCTACCACCAGTACACACCGAACTTCGACGGCCACCGTGTCATCGGCGACGGCGACCCGCTGGCCGGCATCACGTTCGCCAGCTCGACGGCCCAGGATGCGGCCCGAACGGCCGGGCTCGCGTCTACGCACTTCGCGGACCACGCCCCGACCGGAGAGACCGGCTACACCGCATCCGACGTGCGGACGATCATCAGCGAGACAGACGCCGAACCCGAGGAGGAGTAAATGGCCACGCATCCGATCCCCGAACGCCTCCACGGCTTCGCGGCGAAATTGGAGAGCACGGGCGGTTCCGCCGAGACGATCAGCAAGAGCACGGACGCCATTCAGTTGGCCGAACCGTCGACCATCGAGTGGCTGGCGGTCGAGGGGAACCGGCGCGAGAACGTGGTGGCCGGTTCGCTGAATATGCGTCCCGTGGCGCCCGGAGACCCGAGCGGCGTATACGGGCGTGTCAACTGGCGACTGGAGCTCCGGGGCACGAACGCGGCCTACAGCGCCTCCACCCTGCCGCCGGCCGACCCGCTGCTGATCGCGGGCGGCATGGCCCGCACGGTCACGACCACCAGCGGCTCCGAGTCGGTCGCATACGACCCGAGCGACGATCCGAACACGGGCACCGACGACACCGTGACGATGGAGGTGCAGACGGCGAACAAGGAGTACGTTCTGAAGGGCGGCGTCACCGAATCGCTGCGAATCGAATGCACGGCGGGCGGTATCGCCTACCTCGTCGGCTCCACGATTGGCGTTTACGACAGCGACACCGAACAGTCCCTGGAGTCGCACACGTACTCCACTACCGACCTCGCCATCTGGTCCAACAGCGGCCCGCTGGACATTTCCGGCACCACGTCCATCATCGGCAAGCGGTTCGTGCTGGATTATAACCTGAGTGCCGCCGTGCGCGCGGCGCCGGATGCGGACGGGCTTGCTGCCATCGTGGCCAAGATCACCGGCCGCAACCCGACGCTGGAGATCGAGGCCGAGACGCTGGCCAAGAGCACCTGGGACCCGGACAGCGACTGGCGGAACAGCACAGCCAAGACTGCGGACATCGTGGTCGGCGACAGCCAGTACAACCGCTTCGACGTGGACATCGACGCCATGTACAGCCGCCCGCCCGCGCTGTCACCGCAGGACGAGCTGATGCGCGTCAACGTGGTCTACGACATCGGCACCGGCGGGACCAACGAAGCCCGCATCCTGTTCGACTGATGGATACGGCCAGCGACATACACGTCCTTCTGGTGAATGACCTCGTTGACCACGACGAGACACCGGACTGCTGGTGCCAACCCCAGGTGGCGGCCGTTTGTCCGGAGTGCGAGGACACGCACGAAGATGGGGCGGGCTGCTGGTACTGCAACGGAAGCGGAATCGTGGCCAGTCACCTAATGCCC